CGTAAAGACATAGCTGTGTTACGTTGTGAACTAAATAATGATTCAGCTAACCTCGCTTCATTTCTACCTTTAGAAGCAATAATATTTTGATAAGCTTTTAAAGCAGAACCTCCAGACTGAGCAGTTACTGCTAGTTGACCTTTTGCCTCAATAGATTTAATAATTGCATCTTCATTATTAAAAGCTATCTCCTGATTAATCTCTCGTTGTTTTATTACTGCTTCCTCAGCTGCATCCGCTGCAGCCATGTTATTAAAGTTTAGTTGTTGATTATATATGTTTTCAGATTTAGCAAATGCTAATTTGTTTGCCTCATTCTGTGCTTTAACAATCTTAAGGTCATAATTATATCTCCTTAAGTTCTTTTCGTTTATAAAATCAACTGATTTTTGATCATTCCTCTTTTGAAGTTCATAGGTTTCATAAGCGAAGTCATAATTAGCTTTTAACTTTTCCTTACCCATCTCCCACATTTCAGTATCGTATTCGTACTGACGTTGGGTATATTCGTTTTGATTACTGGCTGCTTTGTCTTGTGAGCGTTTATTTGAAAACGCACCAAAGACAGCAGCTCCTGCGGCTATAGCATTCCATGCAATCATATCTTAAGTCCTCCTATAAAATCTCGGTGAGTAGTTTCCTTCCCACATCATCGAGTTGAGAGAGACGGGAAATGGTGAGTCATTAAAGACCCGTAAAGTAAAGTTCTTACTTCTTTGGTGTATTGGTACTGTTAGTACGTTTGATTCTTCTAATGGAACGTCATCAGCTAGATATGTATTAGCTTCTGTAGTTGGATTTAAGTTATACCATTCATCCAAGTAGACAACAATCTTAGCGTTATTAGCTGGTGCAGATGAGAATTGAATCTTTGTATCATTAACAAAGGTAAATGCAGTAGAGGTAACATTATTAATCTTTACCTTTACTTCATCTCTATCTACATAATCAAGATCTGATGATATCCACTCAAATTGAGTAGTTGATCCGTCACCTGTAAATTCCTTCTTACTAGCAAACCTACCAACTGCATTTAGTTTGAAGCCAACTACACCTGATAAACCTACATCAAACTTGCATCTAGCTACTGTAAGGTTAGCTGTAAAGTCAGTCTGCTTACCGTCCTCAGAGAGGTTATAATAGATCTTAGGTAGTTCGACATCAAAGTCATAAGCATAGCCCACGTAGACGTTACTAGCGTTCGTAGAGAGGTCTTCTCCAGGTACCTTGAAGTATGTACCAGAACCATCAGTAACAGCTTCTGGAGTAATAGTAAATCCTGAGTTATTAAACGTACCAGCTGCTGTTGTACCAGCAACGATCATTACATTCTTTTGATCAGTTAGATTAGCAAAAGGTATATAGCACTTTGAAAAGTTATTAGTTGAGTCATATACAACAGAACTAGCCTGTGCATATAAATCTATACAAGGGTTAATCTTCTGACCCTGTGCATTGGTTATAATAGCTACTTCGGGACTTTGAGTTAAGTTAGCCTTTTCTAATGTATATCTTGCAGATGCACCTGTACCTTGTTTGGTAACACAGTACATATCATCCTCATCAATAGACATTGACTGAATAGTTCCAGGTAGTATCCATTTGAACCAAGACTCCATAAGTAGTTCTTTACCATCTGTATAAGTCTTATAGAAATAGATGGTATTACTACTTTGACTTGACATAGCTATGAACTCATTCTGAATACTAGCTATTAATGTATCTACATCAGATGTAATCCACTCATTAACAATCCTTCCAATATCTAAAATCTGTGGACTTTCACCAAGTCCTTTAGTCTGCATAGCAAAGACCCTAGTAAAGTTAGGAGTCTTACTGATGAAGTTAAAGTGAGTACCAACATCAATTGGATCAACCTCATCACTCATCTCCATGTTAGATATTGGTCTTATCTTTGTAGACTGAGGTGTTAAAGGTCCGTCATCTGAATAGATTAGGAATTGTTGGTTCTTTGAAAATAGAACTAAACCCTGTCTAGCAGGTTTAATTGCATGTAGTTTAGTAGCTCTAACAGAAGCACAGTTAACATCTATAGGGTCAGCCATTGTATGTGTTCTAGCTGATGTTGCATAGAACTCATAAGGGTCTTTAGCTCTACTAAGGATGACGTTATCTTCTGACAAGAAACCAAGTCTATCGTCATGAAAGAAAGCTTTCTTTATAGTTTTACCTACAAAACTAGGATGAGCGTTTGTTGTATCATCTCCTACTAGTCTGTCACCCCAAGTCAAAGGTTCAAATACAAAGGTAGTAGCACCTGTATTCCTTAGCCTATAAGGCATTGTAGTGGCTGTTAATCCTGGAGATATATTATTAGCTACTGTTTCTTTCCAATAACCTTCACCACCTGTTGAGGTGTTGTTAGCTACAAACTTTGCATAATAATTATCTTCATCATATAGACGTGAATTTAAAATAGTTACATGTTGATTATGAAATGAATTAGATGGTAGCCATGATTCATTATCAGCCCAATCTTGGTAAACTGTTATACGTTTGTTATCAATACCACCTTTAGCTTCTAAAGTAAATGGTGTTCTAGTTCCACTGACTACATAATCTAATTGTAGAGATGTACCATACTTAGTACATGTCATACCAGTTATACTTTTTGCATCTATTGCAGCTTTGATTCCAGTTAATACATCATCAAAATCGACAGTACCACCTGATGTGTAATTACATACTTGGATAGCACTTTTCTCAGCAAGTATAGCTGTACCACCTAACTTAACTTCAAAATCAGTACTCTGTATTGAAGCCTCAAGGACTCCTAGTGTGCTTAGTAGAACTGTACCTCTACTCTGTGCTACAAAACCTGTAGTAGCAGCTTGTGCGGTTACAGTAACTAAATCGTTTGTAATGATGGTTGTATCTTGTACTGATAATACGTCGTAGTTAGATTTACTTGTACCTGTTAGGTATGTATGTGCAGAGCCATTAGTAACCGTACATGCAGCTCCTGTATCAGCATTCCATATATTGATACTGCCATTAGTACCGCCTACTTTAGGTGTAATACATCCTATATATCTAGTAGCACTTCTATTGATATAAAACCATTTAGCACCATCTAAGTCAGTTTGATCAAATTCTGTACCACCTGTATTTGTAAGTGTTTTAATAAATTTAAAACCTGGTCTTTTAGTTAAACCTAATGTCACATCAGGAAAACCATTGATACACTCTCTTACCTGACCTGGAAGTTTCTTACTATCTGTTTGTTTTGATACTCCACTTAAATAGTTGGAGATCCTTTGTGTTACTGCTGCCATTATCTCTTAAGTGCATGATAAGGTTCATAACTGACGTAAGGTGTGGCTCCATCAGGTTGTCCAAAGAATGAATAATCACCTTGGTTTGTTTCGTATTCAAGAGCCATAGCTCTGGTATATGCCTCTTTTTGTTGAAGCATTTGATATTGAGTTTCATCTCCTACTATCCGACTAGATGTAGTGGTAGCAGCTCTAGCTGTAATGTAGTCCTGTATAGGTGTTGGTAGATCTACCCAATCAAATAGCCAAAGAATATCGCATTCAACAACACCATTAGTCCATTGATCTGTATGGTGTTGCTTGTCATATAGTTTGCCATTTCTTCTGATTACCTGCTTATCACCTACTGAACCGTTGTTAGTAAGATCTATTTGTAATACATTATTTGGTATAAGAATCTCATTATTTGAGTCAGGTGTCATCTCATAGTGTGGCTCTTTATTGAAAGTCCAGCCTTCACTTTGTACCTCTCTAGATACTTCTAGTAGAGTTTGATATGCAATCGCAACGTCTGGGTTGGTTTCATCCAAAGTGGTGACAGGTGCCTGACCACAAGCCATCAGTATTTGATTTATAGCGGGTAATTCTGTAGCAGCATTAGTGGTAGGAAAAGCCATAATTAAGTTATATAAATAAAAAAAAGGGAGCCGTAATGACTCCCTTAAGTAGTTAGAATGCAGCGTTACCTGATGAACCTGTTGCAGCACCTGCAATAAGTTCAACACATGCGGCTGGATTCACGTAGTCAGCACCACAAGCTAAGCGTCCAAGAATCACGTCACCCTGATAAATCACGGATACGTCACCCTTAGTTACTTGTACTTGAGGACCAATTGCTTCGACAATACCAGCAGATTCTCTCTGTCCGATAATGCCACAAGAGTTAGCGAATTCTGTTTCTTCACCGTACTCATTGTTGATTCCAGTTACGTCAGCTGCAGCATCTTCTACTGCTTCACTAACGAATGTACCCACGTTACCTGGAGAGGTAATGCCTGGGTTTGTCGCTGAAGCTGAACCATACTTAGTTCCATAAGAACCGAAGAATGGAATGTTCATTGACTTGTAGATCTTGATACCAGCGATCTCTACAATTCCATTACCCTTCTGACGGGATGTACCTTGTGAGTCTCTGTTAACTAGACCATTATCACCAACCTGTTGGATTAGTTCATAGTACTGACGTGGGTTAAGGATACCGAAACGTCCATCAGTAGATACTCCCTTCTCATCCATTGCTGCCGCTGCATCATAGAATGCGTTTATTAAAGAGGCAGGGACATAAGCATCAGATGCTTGGTTGTTTGTACCAACACGGATTTGAGTACCACCTGGTTCTACGAAGTTAGTCTTCGTGATAGGTGATGCAGCTCTAGCTCCACGAATGATTGAACGGAACACTAGGCGGTCATACTTTTGAGCAAGAGCGTATCCAATCTTTCTGGATATCTCTGATCTCAAATCGTAATGAGCCAATGTCTCATCCAATTCATAAAGGAAAGCTGAACTGATTAGTAGATCATCAACTGTGATGGTCTTCTCAGCTACTGGAGGTGCTCCATCGGAGTTACCTAGTATGCTGTTGCCTGGAGTATGAAACTCGGCTTTTGTGCGACCCGTGTAGATGAACTGTAAAGATTTACCGTTCTTAAGGGTACGCTTCATGACAAGATCTCTAGCTATAGCATTATGCTGGAAGCCTTTGAACATCTCGCCACTGAACAATTTTAAATAGAGGGCGCGTCTATCGGCACCTCCATTACTAGCACCAGGTACGGTTACCGAAGCCTGATGTGCGGTTGACTGTTGAGCCATTTATCTATCTTTTAAAATGTTTGAAGGTATAAATCATCATCGTGCACAATTTAAATTCGAAGTTTTGTGGTCTATCCCACCGTCTAGACGGCTAATAGGTATCCCGCGTACGGGGCTAAAAGCCAAATTACAGAGAGGTCCGACACTGAGGTGCCTCTCTGCTATGGAAGTTCACATGAAGAACTTCTATATG